GGCATTTTGTTCATCACAAATCACGATGGAAGGAACTAGTGAAAGTCCAGTGTTAGATGAATTCGAAGTCAACAACAATGACTATGATAATGATTTTATTTCTAGATTTTCACAAAATCCGTTAAATGCTTTTTCTTTATTTACAGATGGGAACTTACAGGAATATTTTATGAACAATTCGTTAGAGAAGATAGTCATACACGTTGTGTTAATAGTTATTTCATTATGTGGGATAAAAGCCCAAACATCAAAGATAATCTATGTTGTCAGATTACTGTTTTGGAAAATATATAATGTGATTAACAATCTAGTAAATAAAGTGATAAATAGAGAGAAGATTATTAATCATCAAGTAGTTGATAATAGATTTAGAGAGTTTGAAGAACGTTTTAGACTTTTATTACTTCAGCATGATAAAAACATTGCTAAACAGGATGATATAGTACAGTATAATAAGTTGGATAATTTCGCTGAATCCATAAAGAGTGAATTCAACTTAAAAGTCGCAGAGATGGAGAGAAGATTTCAAGAATTAAAGTGGAGATGTGATATGATAGCTAACAAAGCAATGAACACAATAGTTCTAGCGAATACAGTTGATTCAAATAACAAAGATGAAAAAATAGTTTTTGATGAGGGATCAGTAGTGCAATATAATCGTGAGTGATGTGTAGCATGCTCTACCATGGATGGAAACATAGCTTGGTAGAGGCTCTCCCATGCTCAATGCAATATACCC